TCTATTTGTTTTAGTATATCGTCTGTAAAGTATTTCTCTGGATCAGCGTAAATACTCTTTGCATATTGTTTTGTACCGTCTGGTAATTCTATTCTTGTTGACACTTGTTTAAAGATACCATACTTTGTTGCAAGGTCTAATAGACCATAGTATTTATCTAAACCTGTTTCGTATCTTAGTCTCACATCAACCATCATGTTTTCTTTTGATAGTCTTGATTTATGTGTCTTGCAATGTATTATATTACCAATAACCTCTGTGCCTTCTTTTTCTTTTTTCTTAGATAGATACACAATTGTTGAAGCGGCATACTTTAAACCAGAACCACCACCCATTTCTTTCATTGGCATATATGCACCAACTACATCATAAGTGTGATTAGTAATAATCATAGGAACTTTTGCACGACCTAGTTTTAAAGTCAACACTCTAAATGCCGCCTTCAATACTTGTGCCCTAGTCATATCTTTAGTTTCTTTACCGTCTGCTGTATCTTCAACTTCTTTTGTTGTTGATAACATACCTAAACTATCTAATACTAATAGTAAAGGTTTTCTATCTGCTTCGTTTTGTTCAACATATTTGTCTAATACTGTTAATGATTGTGTTCTAAATTCTTGTACCGTTGTAACTGGCATGATAATCATACGTTCACTATCGATACCTCTATCTTCAATTAATTTTTTAGTTAATGCACTTTCACTTTCAAAATAGATAACACCTGCGTCTGGATTACTATCTAGAAAATGTTTTACCATACCTAGAACGAAGAAAGTTTTACCTGTGGCACTTTCACCTGCAAGAGCAGTAATCTTGTTTGATGGTATACCACCATGAATACTACCTGACAGTAATGCATTAAAGTGATATGACCCGGTATCAATGAAAGTATCTACATCACCTGCCTCGACACCATCACTTACTAAACTGGCATATTCATTACCTGTTTCTTTAATTATCTGTTTCAGAAAGTCCGGCATTATTTTTCTCCTTTTGTATCATAAATGATAATTTTTCATATATCTTTCCAACTGTAGTACATTCTTCAGGTCGAATAGCACCTCGTTGTAAAGACGCTGCGATTATCTTCACTATTGTATTGTAATCTGATATTGTCAGATTTTGTTGATCTAGTTTTTCCATAAGTTCTTTCATTATATCACACTCCTCTCATAAAATCAAGCAAAAAATTCATCTAATGTTGGTTTTTTAAATAAGTCAGTATCTTCGTTAGAAAAATACCATATATTCTCTATAAACAATCTATCTCTAAATTCTTTCTTTTCTTGTTCGTCTTTGAATAATTTGTCACTTTTAGGTCGTTGCATAATTCTCATGCCTATTTGACCTTTAAATCTATTGTCGTATTTACTGTTATACTTATCACATATCTCATCACCAGTTCGATATCTTTTACCTTTTATTTGTGGATCCATTATATTGATAAGTGTATGTTTTGATTTCTTAATACATTGTTCACTTACAGGTAAAAAGAAATTATCACGCCATTTATCATACTCGTTAAACTTGTGCCATGATTGATCTTCTTCATGTTGACCACCTTTATTATATTCCTCTGTAGAGAAATAAGGTGGTGATGTAAACGAACAATCTATATTATTAATCTCGTCCCAAGGTAAATCTTCTGCACCACATCTATATATGGTAACTTTCTTTGACGCATTAATAGTAAACATGTTTCTATCTTCTTTAATAATAGGATTATTATTACCTAGTATTCTTTCATACTCATCAACTTGTTTCATATATCTTGCAAACGTATTAGGATTAGGATCACAACCAATATATTCTTTTGCACTTGATGTATAGAAACCTGCAAGTCTATCACCCCAACCACAACTAGTATCTAAAACTTTTTGAGAGTTTGTTAATTCATATATTGCTTTTGCAACAACTGGTTTAAATTGTGTTGCAATATAAGTACCTAATCTAAATGCACTCATGTAAACTTTTTCATCTAATATTTTCTTTTCATTAATACCACGCCATATAGGACCAAAACATCTCCATATATCTTTTGCATTACCATTCTGCCATACTTCAGCAGGTGCTCTAAAACCATAACTACCACAATTCAATCTTAACTCTTGCATAAAATAATTAGATACTAGATTGAACATACTTGTACTTTCTATTATACCTAAACCATATTCATCAAAAGAATATTTGTAATCGTTGTATTTTTCAAATACTGGTTTTTCTATTTTACTTTTTTCTTTAATATTTTTACTTGTATCAAATGCTTTCAAGTCTAGAAAGTTTGTTATCATATCTTGTTTAGATATTTTATTAAATGGAAAAGGTGGTCTTGTTTGTGAGATATATTCTGCTAAGTCTTCTCTAAATTTTTCTTTACCGTATTTTTCTGTAACATATTGAAACTGCTCTTTGTTCATGACAGGTAACTTAACGTCATTTAAGTAAGGTGTAAAATCTATCATGCGAAAAAGTCCTCAACAGTATTACTATCAGAAGCGTCAATCTTCCATCTTATTGCGTCAAGAATAAATCTAAATGGTTCCATGAATGCTTTATTAAATTGATGTTCGTAATCTATCAAACCATGCATATCAAATTCTTTAGGTAGTTTAGAAACAAAAGTAATGACATTTGCATTCCATTTATTCTTTCTTAGATGTACAAATCGTGCTTTATCACCATTCATTATCTTAGGATATTTGTGTTCTAGTTTATGTTGTTTAAGTAAATGATTATATAACAATGCACCTTTAACATGCATTGGTGTGCCTTTCTTGTATATAGATGTATCATCTTTATATTTGCCTGTACCATTTACACTTCTAGGAAAACCTATTTCTTCAGGTGTTAGTAATTCAAAATCTCTACGAAAGTTTACAATAAACTCTTTCATTTCTTTTTGATCACCACCCATGATAACTTTAAAACCTTCTTTCATCTTTTCACGACAAGGTAAAGGTGTTGATGTTTTTACTGCCTCGATACCCATAATCTTTAGTTTAGGTTCTTTATATTGCACACCCTCTGAATTGTGTACGTTGAGAATATATCTTTTCTTGGCAGTCCAGATACCTTTGTCAGCAATAACTTCTCGTTTCATAACCATCTTGTTTTGAAATACATTCATGTATTTACCAAGTTCATCATAACACTCTGCAATATAAGGTTCTAGTTTTTCTGAACAAAACTTATCTAATGCTTTTACTATTTTTACTTTATCTGTTGCACCTGTCATATCTACAAGTTTAGACATATTGATATAAACGGAATCTGTGTCTGAAGCAATAATATAATCTTTTCTATCTGTTTGATATATCTTATTAAAGTATTGATTAAGTTTCATTTCAATCCACTTAATATTTAATTGACCTGATAGTGTGATTGCTTCTGCTTGTTTGTGGTCATAAAATCTAAAGAAACGATTACCTATTGCACCATAACAACTATTCAATAATATTTTTTTAGAGTGTTGTATGATATGATATTTTCTTGCAAGTTTTTCATACTTCTTATCTTTTGTGTTAGCATACATTTGATCTGCTTCTAACATTTTCTTTTTGTAAACAGCACGGTCATCATATTCTTTTTGAATAATACGAGGCAAGAAACCTTGTTTGTCTTTTTTAAATACTGCACCGTTAGCGGCAAGACAATTACCATCGCTTGTGTCTGTTATCTTTTTTAAGAGTTCTTCTTGTTTTACAAACTTCTTATCAGGAAACATAGTCTCAGGTGAAATATTATATTGCATAATCAAGTGAGGGTATAGTGAGTTCAAGTCAAATGATACAACCCAATCATGAAAACCTGTATGTGGTTCTTTTACAAATGCACCTACTAGTTCCTCTTTATGTTCTTTAGGTCTCACATCACGCATAGGTATTATAATATTATCTTTTAGTAAATCATTGTATATGATTGTATCCCAGATACGAACAGGAGAAAATATATCTTCATAGTTTGCTTTTGCGTTGTAAGTAGTGTTGAGTGTAAGTTCAATTAATTGTAATCTATCTTCTAGTTTATCAACAAGTTCAACGTCAACAATATTATATTCTATGAAAGATTGTATATCGTTGTTGTACCACTCTTTGAAAGTATCATATGGGTTATCGTCTTTACGTTCTCCAAGTTCTATAAAAGCAATATGGTCAAGAGTATATCTCTCTTGCATTTTTGCTGTAAACTTTGTATAGAGTTGAAGATAATCGAGTTGTGCCACACCCATTAATCTATAGAAGACTTGCGTCTTACCTCTTACATAGGCAGTATCTTCATCAATAATATTCCAAGGTGATAATCTTTTTACAGCACTTTCACCTATTATCTTTTTCATTCTGTTAACAAGATAAGGTATATCAAAGTATTTACTATTCCAACCTGTAATAATATCAGGTGGATACTTGTGCCAAAATTTTAGAAATTGTATAAGTAAATCTTTTTCACCTTTACATTTTACATAATGCACATTCTTTTGTTTTACTTCAAAATCTACAAGACCCCAAACTAAAATGTTTTTTGTGTTATGATCTTTCACAGTAATACAAATCATTTCTTCTACTGCCTGATTGACATTAGGAAAACCTTGTTCAGCAGTAACCTCAATATCAATTGTGTAAATACGAAGTTTCTCTCTATCGTATTCTAAGTCGTCAGGATATGCGTCTGAAATATATTGATATTGAAATCTGTCTGTGCCATGAATAAATTTATCATGGTCTTCGTATCGTTTAATTGTTGTTCTTGCTTCTTTGATTGATTTATATGTTTTAGGCGCAAGTTGTATACCGTCTAATGATTTGTATTTGGATTCGCCTCTCGTAGGTAAATATAATCTAGGTGTCCATGATATACGATCTTCAAATCGTTCACCATTCTCAAAACCTCTAACTAATAAATTGTCGCCGTATGGCGATACATTGGTATAAAATCGCATAATAAAGTTATATTATATCACAACTTGACTGGAAAGTCAAGCGGATTCAAAGTATTTTTTTAGTACGTCTAATTGGTCCTCGTAATGAGCAATCTTGTCCACTTCTTTTTCTATAGTTTCAACAATATCTGAATGCTCACCAATACCTGTGGTGTTGTTAAGGTAAACTTCTACGTTTGCCTTATGTTTGTCTATCTGTCCTTGAGCATGTGATTTCAATGCCTGTAGTAATACTAGTCTATTATTCATTATTCCTCCACACTATACTTTGTTGTTGCAATATATTTTCTTGATGGGTTAACTGCAACATTAAGCATTCTTAAAATTTTCCTGTTTAATAATACAGGAGTTCTATCTTCTCTATCGTCTATCATAAAGT